TTTGGTTGTGATAGTTATGATATATCCGGAACAGTAGATGGTAGAGGATCTAATGGAGCTTTACATGGATTAACTAAATTCACTATGGAAGATTGTCCTCCTAATCACTTTTTCTTAGAGTATATATCTAGACCTCCTACTGCAGAAATATTTTTCGAAGATATGATCATGGCAATTCATTTTTATGGAATGCCTATATTAGCTGAGAATAACAAACCAAGATTACTTTATACAATGCTTAGAAGAGGATATAGAGGATTTTCTATTAATAGACCTGACAAAGTTTGGAACAGGTTATCAATTGCTGAAAAAGAAATAGGTGGAGTACCTAATTCTAGCGAAGATATGAAACAATCTCATGCAGCGGCAATTGAATATTATATAGATGCTTATGTAGGAATAGATGATGGAATATATGGAGACATGTATCATCAGCGAACACTCGAAGATTGGGCGCAGTTTGATATAAACAATAGAACTAAACACGATGCTTCTATAAGTTCTGGTTTAGCTATAATGGCATGTATGAAACATAAATATAAACCTACAAATAAAAGAACGGTTAAGCGTATTGATCTAGGGATACAAAAATATAATAACGAAGGACAGATTTCACAAATAATAAAATAAATGCAAGTTGTTACAAATACTTATAGTGCTTTTCCCGATCAGGTGGTACCTGACGACGTAAAAGAAAGCTGGGATTATGGCAGACAAGTAGCTATGGCTATAGAAGGAGATTGGTTTAGTGGTACACGAACTGGAGTAGAAAATCGTTTTAATAGTAATTTTAATAATTTTAGATTACGAAGATTATATGCTAGGGCTGAACAACCGGTACAAAAATATAAAGATGAACTAGCTATAAATGGAGATTTATCTTATCTTAATTTAGATTGGAAACCTGTACCTATTATACCAAAATTTGTAGATATAGTAGTAAACGGTATGGATGAAAAGATTTATGATATTAAAGCTTTTGCCCAAGATCCATTTTCATTAAAGAAAAGAACTAAATATGCACAGGACATTTTAAGAGATATTCAAGCAAAAGAGTTTTTACAAAATGTACAAAAGAATTTAAATCTAAATTTATGGAATACTGACAGTCCAGAAGAACTGCCTGAAAATCAAGAAGAATTAGATTTACATATGCAGTTAAGTTACAAACAGTCTTGTGAAATAGCAGCAGAAGAAGGTATTAATAATACTCTTGAAAGAAATAAATACGATTTAACACGAAGACGAACGTTAAAAGATTTAGTTGAAATAGGAATTGGTGCCAATAAAACTAGTTGGAATGAAGCGGAAGGAGTAAAAGCTGAATATGTTGATCCTGCACATATGGTTTGGTCTTATACAGAAGATCCAAATTTTGAAGATTTATGGTATGTAGGAGAAGTTAAATCTATTACTTTACCAGAAATGAAAAAAGAATTTCCTCATTTATCCAATGAAGATTTAGAGAGAATTCAACAATATCCTAATAATAGTAATTATCTATATAACTGGTACGGGAGAAGAGATGGCAATAGCATTTATGTTTTGTACTTTGAATATAAAACATATAGTGATCAAGTATGGAAAATTAAGAAAACTGCTACAGGATTAGAAAAAGCTTTAGAAAAACCTGATACCTTTAATCCACCAGATAGTGATAATTATGAAAGAGTAGCAAGATCAATTGAGGTATTGTATAGTGGAGCTAAAATATTAGGACATGATGAGTTATTAAGATGGGAGATGGCAAGGAATATGACTAGACCTAAATCTAACTTAGTTAAAGTTAAAATGAATTATAACTTGTGTGCTCCGGAAATGTATCATGGTAGAATAGAATCATTAGTAGGTAGAATGATTGGATTTGCTGATATGATACAATTAACTCATTTAAAGTTACAACAAGTACTATCTAGGATCGTCCCTGATGGTGTCTATTTAGACGTAGACGGTTTAGCTGAAGTAGACTTAGGTAATGGTACAAAATACAATCCTAGAGAAGCTTTAAATATGTACTTTCAAACAGGTAGTATTGTTGGAAGATCTATGACGCAAGAAGGAGACCAAAATCCAGGAAAAATACCTATTCAAGAATTAACTACTTCTAGTGGAAATCAAAAAATACAATCTTTAATACAGACTTATCAATACTATTTACAAATGATAAGAGATGTAACCGGACTAAATGAAGCTAGAGATGGAAGTTTACCAAACTCTGATTCGTTAGTAGGTTTACAAAAACTAGCTGCAGCAAACTCAAATGTCGCAACTAAACATATTTTAAATGCCTCATTATATTTAACTTTAAGAACTTGTGAAAATATCGTTTTAAGATTAGCAGATTCTATGGAATATGATTTAACTAATGAAGCATTAAAAAATAGTATAAGTACATATAATGTAGGTACTTTAGAAGATTTTTGGAATTTACATTTATATGATTTTGGTATTTTTATGGAATTAGTTCCTGATGAAGAAGAGAAACAACAATTAGAAAATAATATACAAATGTCTCTTCAACAACAAACAATTTCATTAGCAGATGCAATAGATATACGCCAAATAAAAAATCTAAAATTAGCTAATCAAATGATTAAGCTAAAACAGAAACAAGCTGCTAAAGCTGCGCAAGAAGCTTCTCAAGCTAATATACAAGCTCAAGCTCAAGCTAATGCTCAACAAGCAGAAGCAGCGGCTATGAACGAAGTCCAAAAACAACAAGCTTTAGCTGATACACAGTTAAAAATTGAAAAAGGTAAATCTGGTTTTGAAATAGAAAGAATGCGTGTAGAATCTCAAATTAAAAGAGAATTGATGGAACTAGAATTTAATTATAATAGTCAATTAGCTCAACAAAAACTTAACAAAGAAAAAGAAAAAGAAGGAGAAATAGAAGCAAGAAAAGATAAACGAACTAAGATACAAGGCACACAACAAAGTGCTATTGCAAAACAAAAACAAACAAACGGAGAAGCTATAGATTTTGAAAATCCTATAATCTCTCAACAATTAGAAGATCCAGCTGGAAATATATTATCTCAAATGGATTAAATTATTTTATATTATATTATATTATGGCAACTAAAGAAAAACAAAAAGATGTACCCGCAGAAGGAACATTTAAAGTAAAAAAGAAAGCAAAAAATTTAGGAAAGAAAACACCTACAATTACAAAAGTAAGTTTAAATTCACCAAAAGAAGAAACTAATGCCGTTCAAGAGTCAGAACCAAAGAAAGATGTGCAACCTGTTAGCGAACAGAGCAAAGAAGAAAGGAAAGAAACCAAAGTGGAACTGCAGGAAGTGGGAGAGCCACACACCGAAAAACCTGATACTACCCAAAAGACTGAAGAAAAAGTAACAGTAATTAATGAAGTAAAAAAACCTAAAGAAGAAATTAAAAAACAACCACCTACTACTCCAACAATCAACATGCCTGAGAATATTCAGAAATTAGTAAATTTTATGAATGAAACAGGAGGTAATATAAAAGATTATATTAACTTAAATACTAGTTTTGATGAAGTTGAAGATAACATAGTGGTAAAAGAATATTATAAACGCACACGTCCCCATTTAAATGATGAAGAAGTTAATTTTATTATGGATGATAAATTTTCTTTTGATGAAGAAGTAGATGAGGAAAGATTTGTTAAAAAACAAAAATTAGCGTTTAAAGAAGAAATTGCAAAAGCCCGGGGCTTTTTAGATGACATGAAGAGTAAATATTATGAAGAAATCAAGTTGAGGCCTTCTGTTACTAATGAGCAAAAAAAAGCAACCGAATTTTTCAATAGATATAATCAAGAACAATCTGACATTGCAGATCGTAGAAATGTGTTTGTACAGAGTACAGAAAACTTTTTTCAAAATGAATTTGAAGGTTTCAATTTCGAAGTTGGAGATAAAAAGTTTAAATACAAAGTTTCAAACCCTTTTGAGATAGCTAAGAAACAAACTGATATATCACAATTTGTTAATTCATTTATGGATGACAAAGGTAATATAACAGATTATTCAGGTTATCACAAAGCTATGTATGCTGCGAGAAATGCCGACACTATTGCTCAACACTTTTATGACCAAGGAATGGCAGATGCCACTAAGGACATAATGAAAAAATCCAAAAATATAGATAAAACTCCTCGCTCGGGTGATCAAGGAGAAATCTTACCAAATGGATGGAGAGTTAGATCTTTAAGTGATGGCGTAGATAGTACTAGATTAAAAATTAAAAAGAAAACTAAAAATTAAAAATTATGCCTTTAGTACCCGGTGGGAGTTTTCCCGCGTCGATCGTACCAGCTCAAAATAGAGTAACAATACAGGACAATTACATTGATTTTAATGACATCGGAGGTGGATTTAATCAATGGGCTCAACAGTATTTACCTGAGTTGTACGAACAAGAAGTAGAGAGATATGGTAACAGGACGTTATCAGGTTTCTTGAGAATGGTCGGAGCAGAAATGCCAATGACCTCTGACCAAGTTATTTGGTCTGAACAAAACAGATTGCATATTGCATATGATAGTTGTACTACTACAGTACCGGCAGCAATGCCAGTTATTCAAGTAGTGATCAACCTACCTGCAGCTAACCCAGCTGGAGCAGTAAGAGTTGGTAGCACGATTTTATTAGCAGATAACGCAACTGGATTAACTACAATGAAAGCCTTAGTAACTGGTGTTGCTGGTGCTACATTGAATACATTAACATGTACTGTATATGATAACTTAGCAGCTTTACCTGGCGCCTTAGCAGGAGCAGGAGCTTGTAATATGTTCGTATATGGTTCTGAATTTCCAAAAGGTAGTGATGGTATGAACAATGCTATCGAACCAGCTGTAAGCACATTCCAAAATTCTCCAATTATCCTTAAAGATAATTATGAATTAAGTGGTTCTGATGCTGCTCAAATTGGTTGGATTGAAGTCGCTACAGAAGATGGAACTTCAGGATACTTATGGTATCTTAAAGCTGAATCTGAAACTAGATTGAGATTTGAAGATTACATGGAAATGGCTATGGTTGAAGGTGAATTAATGGCTACTGCCGCTCAAACGTTCGGAGGTAACTTTGGACCAGCTGGTGCTGCAACTGTAGACATTAAAGGAACCGAAGGTTTATTTGCTGCTATTCAAGCTAGAGGAAATGTATTCTCTGGATTTGCTGGTGCTGCTGGACCTGGTTCTGGTGCCTTAGCTGATTTTGATGCTATATTACAAAACCTTGACAAGCAGGGTGCTATTGAAGAAAACATGCTTTTCTTAAGTAGACAAACTGCTCTTGATTTTGATGATATGATAGCTGCTGTTAACGGTGGATATGCTTCAACACAAGCTGCTTCTTATGGTCTTTTTGACAATGAAGCTGATATGGCAATGAACTTTGGTTTCACAGGTTTTAGAAGAGGTTCTTATGACTTCTATAAAACTGATTGGAAATATCTAAATGATGCTACTACAAGGGGTTTATCTAACCAAATTGATGGTGTGATGATTCCTGCAGGTACATCTACAGTGTATGATCAAATGCTTGGATCAAATATCAGACGTCCATTTTTGCACGTAAGATATAGAGCTTCTGAAACTGAAGATAGAAGGTTTAAAGCCTGGATTACTGGATCTGTTGGTGGTGCATATACTACTGATCTTGATGTTTTAAGAGTTAACTTTTTATCTGAAAGATGTTTAGTTACTCAAGCAGCAAATAACTTTGTGTTATTCGTTGGAGCTTAATTATTAACATTTAAAAGATAAAATCATGGGTTTAATTAGTATAGTCCCTCAAACAGGAGGGGTACCAGAAGACGCAGGTCTTCGTGAATTAATAGGTGGTAATGCTGTTCAATTGTCAGTATCTGGAGGAGCAGTTACGATAACAACTGATATTGCAGATACAACAAAAGATACATATGTTATCACTTATACAAGTACAGCTGGAAATCCTCCCACTGATCAAGAATTATTTGATTTATGGGCGCCAGTAGTTGGTTCAGCAAACGGTGCAGCGGGTCCTGCGATACAGGCTCCAATCACGTATGATGACACAGATGTTCAAGTTTACCCTGCTATTGCAGTAAGTTAATTTGATAAATAAATATGATCCCGCTTAGGCGGGGTCTTTTTTAAAATTATATTATATTATATTATGGAAACAAAAGAAAAAACTATTCCTGTAAATACATGGGAATATAAAGATAGAAATTATTATTTACTTAATGGAAAAGAACCGTTAACGTATACTTTGCCTAGTAAGCACTCAAGAAGATATCCATTAGTGTGGTTTGATAAAGAAAAAGGATATGAAAGAGAATTGAGATATGCTACTAATCAAAAAAGTATATTTGTAGACGAACAAGAAGGACAAGTAACATTAAAACATGTAGTTTTTGATAAAGGACATTTGATGGTTCCTAAAGAAAAAAGGAATTTACAAGAGTTTTTATTACATCATCCGCACGCTAATCAAGTTTTTGGAGAATTTGATCCAGTGTTACAAGCACGTGATGATTATGAAGATTTAACTATGGAGATCGCTGCAATGAACGTAGCGTTTGAAATGGATATTGATAGAGCTGAAGCAATATTAAGAGTAGAAAGAGGATCTGGAGTAACAAGTTTATCTACAAAAGAACTAAAAAGAGATCTTTTAATTTTCGCAAAACAAAATCCAAAGTTATTTTTGGA